ATACTTGATTTACCAGCAGAAGAAGGAAGTACAAATACATTACGTGATGTTCTTTCTACATATGAAAAAGAAATGCAAATTAACAATGCTGTTGTTCAACAAGCAGAAGCAGACGCAGGTAAGTCAGGATACGAAACAAGTCAGCTATACACATTACAAGTTGACAAATCAGGTAAACCTGAAATGGTTACAACTGATATAAACAATTTAGATATTTCACAACAAGGTTTACTTGCAGATAGAGTTAACCAAACACCAGAAAGATCAGGTTACGATGGTTACTTGTTAGGTGATGGTATTGCACCAAATGGTGAAGCATTTGGTCATGGTGGAAGTTTTCCACTTAATCAAATCAAAGGTGATTACTTTTTAAGGACAGACTTTATGCCAAATAGATTGTTTAGGTTTGACGGACAACGTTGGACCAAAATGGAAGATAATGTAAGAGTTGATATGTCTAACACTGATACTAAGAATACACAAAAAGGTACATTTATAAACAATTCAACAACTACTAATATTGGCGGAGAAACAGTTAAAGAACGACAACCTGTCAGTAAGGCATTAAAGCCAAGGAGCGATAATTAATGAGACATAAATTTGCAGGATTGCTATTTTTAATTTTAGGTGTTATATTTTTAAATAATGACATGGGACATATGAACCACGGGCCTAGCTTACTTGGTGTAGGTGAAATGACATGGATGTGGTTTACAATGGCAGTTGTGCATTTCTTTATTAGAGATTGTGGGTGTAAAAGATAATGCAACATTTTTACGACGGACAAATTAGAAGATACATTACGCAGATTATTCGCCTAATGAGTAACTTCTCTTATGCTGATGGTAAAGGTGCGTTAGTACAGGTTCCTGTTATGTATGGTGACATTACTAGACAAGTAGGACATTTGATTAGAGATAATTCAGAAAACAAAATTCCAAGTGCTCCTCGTATAGGTGTACACGTTACTGGTATGGAGATGGATAGAACAAGAACTGCTGACTCTACATACACAGGTAAGATACATTTAAGAGAACGTGAATATGATAATACAGGTAAAGAATATTTAAACACACAAGGTAAGAATTACACAGTAGAACGTTTAATGCCTACGCCTTATACTTTGCAATTATCAGCAGATATTTGGTCAACAAACACAGAACAAAAATTACAAATCATGGAACAGATATTAATGCTGTTCAATCCAAGTTTAGAAATACAAACAACAGACAACTATGTAGACTGGACTTCTTTATCAGTTGTTAATTTAGAAAACATTAACTTTAGTTCAAGAAGTATTCCTGTAGGAACTGAATCAGACATTGATGTTGCTACACTAGGATTTAGCACACCAATTTATATTAGTCCACCTGCTAAAGTTAAAAAGCTAGGTGTTATAACAAATGTTATAATGAGTATATTTGATGAAAGCAAAGGTACTGTTGACCTAAGTAGCAGTATGCCTGAACTACAAGCATATGACGATAGTTATGATAACACCATGAAAGGTTCTGATACTAGCACAGTAAGTAAACCTGGTACAGGTAAACAAAGCAAGTCTACTGCACACTTGGCAGTTTCAACTGCGGCTGGTTATGATGCAATAGTAATTAACAATGTTGTACAGCTTGGTAAGAACGGTGTGTCAGGTGACATACAATGGAGTACAGTATTAGATGCAGAGCCAGGTATTTACAGAGCTTCATTAAGTAAAATTTATTTAGACAGAGAAGGATTTACTGCACCAGTAGTAGGAACTTTTGCTGTTAACAGCTTAGACGAAACACAAATTATAGTTAATTGGGACGAAGATACTATACCTACAAACACAGTTATAGTTGGTCCTGTTTCTACAAAAGGTACTATTGATGCAATCATAGATCCTTTAAAAACTAATCCAACAAATATCAAAGGTGACGGTGTTAGAGTATTGTTACTAGGAGATGTAGGTTCTAAAGAAAATGCAGACGGACCAGATGCTTGGAAAGGTGCAGGTGGCGATCTAATAGCTAACGAAAATGATATAATTGAGTGGAATGGTAATGACTGGGAAATAGTATTTGATGCTAGTGCAAACAGTGGTCAAGATTCAACAGTACCAGAAGTAACATATACAACCAATTTAAATACAGGTATCCAATACAAATGGAACGGAGCAGAATGGTTGCTTACGTTTGAAGGCGAGTATCGAAAAGGAACCTGGCGCCTAGTACTCTAAATAAGTAGTTATATGAGTAAGATTATTTGTAGTGGTGCCCTCTTCTATACCTTAGATACCCAAAGGTTTTTGTTTCTGCATAGATCACAAAGCAGACAAGCCAATGTTTGGGGACTAGTAGGTGGAACTAATGAATCAGAAGAGATTCCATATCAGGCATTGTTGAGAGAAATAAAAGAAGAAGTTGGAAAAACTCCTGAAATTATTAAATCAATTCCACTAGAAACTTTTGTAAGTAACGATGAAAAATTTAATTTCCATACGTATCTTTGTGTTATAAAAGAAGAATTTATTCCAACACTAAATGGTGAACATAATGGATATGCTTGGGTAAGTTTTGGTAATTGGCCAAAGCCATTACACCAAGGATTGCGTAACACATTACAAAGCAAATCAAACTTAACAAAATTACAAACTGTATTCCAATTAGTATCATTAATGGAGAAGTAAATGATAAAAGTCTACGGCGACATAATGTTAGATCGATGGATAGTCGGTGAAGCAAATAGAATGTCACCAGAAGCACCTGTACCTGTGTTATTAGAAGATCATCAAGAATGGTCAATAGGTGGTGCAGGAAATTTAGCACTCAATATAAAAAGTTTAGGATCAACCGTAACATTAATAAGTGTTACAGGACATGACAAAGAAGGTTATAAGTTACAAGAACTTTTATTAAAACAAAACTTAGAATGTCAAATGGCCGGTGACCAAGATGTTACAACAACAAAAACAAGACTAGTTGCAAAAGGTGGACAGCATATTGTACGTTGGGATAGAGAAGTTCAGTACACTGGTGATCAAGCAAACGATAGACTAGAAACATACATTAAGAAAAATGATATTATCTGCGTAAGTGATTATGCAAAGGGTACTGTAAGACGAGATACAGTAGCAAACTTATTAAGCAAAGAAGCAAAGATTTTAGTTGATCCAAAACAAGATGCAAACTTTTATCATGGAGCATATCTTGTTAAACCAAACATGGCAGAATACGAAGCATGGTTTGGTAAATGGAATCAAGCAGATGCTCTTAGACAAATGCAAAGACATAGCTGGACTTGGTTAGTTGTTACTGATGGTGCTAATGGTATGCACGTACTAAACATACTAGACGAGTACAAACATTTTAGTGAACCTGTAAAAGAAGTTGCAGATGTAACTGGTGCAGGAGATACTGTAATGGCAGTTATTGCCTATGGTATTGATAAGGGTATGGACATATTTGATGCCTGTAAATTGGCTTGTTATGCCGCGGCTAGAATCGTTGAAAAACGGGGTGTTGCTATAATACAACAAGACGATTTGGAACGCAATATCGTATGGGCTAATGGGGTGTTTGATATACTGCATACTGGCCATTTAAAGCTACTTAGACACGCACACACGCTAGGAAAACGCCTTGTGGTGGGCATTAATAGTGATTCTTCTGTTAAGCGTTTAAAAGGCGATTTAAGACCCATTAACGGTCAAGAGAAACGCAAAGAAGCATTGTTAGAATTAGGGTTTGTAGATGATGTAGTTATATTTGAAGAAGATACACCATACAATGTTATAAAGGAAATACAACCTGACGTAATAGTAAAAGGTGGTGATTATACAACTGATACAGTGGTAGGAAATGACATTGCCAAAGTAGAAATTTTTCCTATTATTGAAGGCTATAGCACAACAGAATCAATAGAAAAAATTAGACAGCAACAAGATCCAAGACATAATCAAGTAGCATTCAAGGGACACAGATGAAAGTATTAGTAACAGGACACCAAGGATTTATTGGAAAGAACCTATGTTCATATTTACAACACATGGGTCATGAAGTAGAAGGCTTTGAATGGGAACCAAACAAGGTACCTGATCCTGCACCTTATGATAGAGTTGTACATCTTGGAGCAATAAGTTCAACTACAGAAAGAGATGTAGAAAAAGTTTTAACACAGAACCTAGAATTTAGTCAAAGACTTTTACAGTTATGTAATGACAATGGCACAACTTTTATGTATGCCTCAAGTGCTAGTGTATATGGAGATACACAAAGCCATTACCAAGTCGAAAAAATAAAAGAGACTGACAACATATATCCAATGAATGCTTATGCTTGGAGCAAGTATCTATTTGATAAACTTGTAATGGAAATACCCGAGTACATGATTAACGTGCAAGGATTTAGAATCTTTAATGCGTATGGAGAAGGCGAACAACACAAGGGTGAACAACAAAGTGTCTTTGGTAAGTTTGACTTACAAGCTAAAAATTTAAAAAAGATTTCACTGTTTGAAGGCAGTGATAGAATACATAGAGATTTTATTTGGGTTGGAGATATTTGTCAAATCATTGAAAAGTTTTTCCATGTAGATGAAACAGGAATTTGGAATCTAGGAACAGGAACAGCACCTAGTTTTAGTGACATAGCTAAAGGGTATGCAAAGAAACACAAAGCAGAAATTGAATATGTTCCTATGCCTGCAAACTTAATTGGACAGTATCAGTTCTATACGTGTGCAGACAATTCAAAACTAATTAATAGTATAGGTGACTATAAGTTTAAGACTATACAGGAGTATATAGATGCCAGCAAGACATAGTGGTAAGGTAGATAAAGGTTGGGGATACGAATTAATTTGGGCAACCAATGACTTATACTGTGGAAAAATTATGGTTTTTGAAAAGCCAGGATCCAAAATGTCTATGCACTTTCATAAAGAGAAAGATGAAAGTTGGTTTGTAAACCAAGGTAGTTTTAAGTTAAGATATATCGATACTGCTAAGGCACAACCCATGGAAGTTGTTATCAAGGCAGGTGATACTTGGAGGAATCCTCCGTTAATGCCACATCAATTAGAAGCCATTGAAGCAGGCAGTTCAATTACAGAAGTAAGTACACCTGACTCAATCGAAGACAACTATAGAATACTACCTGGTGACAGCCAAGACGTGAAAGAACCAGATGTTAGTATACAAGAAACAGCTCAGCCACAACAAGGATAGTTTTGTCCATACCTCAAAGTTCTTAGCAAATCAAATTGCTAACGAGATTGCTATACCTAATGGATTAGCAAACGCACCACACCCTAGCTTATGTACTGCTTGTAGCCCACATTATAATTTATTCTCAAGCACAATGCCTGACATATTTAATTTGTATAAAGATATACAAATGTTCTTTAAAGAAGAAGTACTTCATGATTCAAGAAAAGGGTATTGGATAGTAGGTTGGTTAAACTATTGGCCTAACAAAGGTGAAGTATTAAATTGGCATGGTCATGATTATGGTGGCGGTGTTGATTGCTTTCATGGCATATTAGGTATCAACTGTGAACCAAGTTATGCTGAATACAGAGAAGTAGGAACGGAAGACGTGGCCGAGAAGGTAGAAAACAAAGACGGACAATTATTAATTACACATTCAACAAACATTGAACATAGAATAAGTGAGTGGCATGAAGAAGAACCACGTATTACCGTCGCATTTAATATTCAACCTATTGATACTATGCTACAACATATCCAGACACCTAAAGTTAATCCGGCACCTAAGGTCGGTTTACAATTACATCAAGACAATATAAGAACAAACCAACCTGGGAACTTTATGCCAGGCGGTAACCCATTAAACTATTACGTGCCACTATAATGAAATACGAAAATATATTTCCAACCGGTATACTTGTACATGATGTTGCTCCTTCTATAGCTGACCATGTAGAAAAACTTGTAGAAGAACGTGTAGATAAATTACAAA